ACTTATTGCTAAAAGACAAGCACCAGGTGATCGTTGGCGACTAGTAGCAAACGAACCTGATGGTCCCATACATAAATCATTAACTGATACTTTAGAAGCATATATGGTTAAAACGGGTTTTAAAGGAGAATATAAATTAGCTCCCTTAAAAGGAGAATTATATGCTATATCAACAACTGAGGAAGAAATCAAACCAGAACCAATCAAACAATATTCAATTTACGGCGAGTACGAACTTTAGACAACCCCCAATTAGAAAATAGAAAAAAAAGTAACAAGTTATGAAAGAAAATAGTTTATTAGTTGAAAAATATAGACCAAGTGTACTAGATAATTATGTAGGCAATGAAAATATTAAAAAAACTATACAACAGTATCTTAACCAAAATGACATTCAGAATTTCATTTTCTATGGTCCCGCAGGTACAGGAAAAACTACTTTAGCTAAAATTATTGTTGCAAATCTCGATTGTGACCATCTTTACATTAATGCTTCAGATGAAAGGGGTATTGAGACAATTAGAGATAAAGTACAAGGGTTTGCTAGTGTGGCTTCATTTAAACCACTTAAAGTGGTTATTCTTGATGAAGCTGATTTTCTTACTATACAGGCGCAGGCTTCCCTCCGTAATATCATTGAAACTTTTTCGCGCACTACTAGGTTTATAATGACGTGTAATTTTGTAGAACGTATCATAGATCCATTACAATCAAGGTGTCATGTACTTAAGATAGTACCACCATCAAAACAGGATGTAGCTAGACATCTAGCTTGGATATTAGATCAAGAAAAGATTAGATATGAAATGCAGGACTTAGTCCCCGTAATTAATCAATATTATCCTGATTTACGTAAATGTATTAATACTATACAGTTATCTACTGTAGATAATGATTTAAAATTAGATAAATCAATATTAGTATCATCTAATTACATTGATAAAGTTATTAATACCTTATCAGAACGTGATTTAAAACCCACGTACAGGTTTACAGCAATCCGACAAATCCTTGTAAATTCTAATAGTAATGATTTTGAGGAATTATTCAAAGCATTATATGAAAGGGCATCTGAATACTTACCAGGTAAAGAAGGTACAGCTGCTATTTTAATAAACGAACACCAATATTGGGCAAATTTCCGTATCGACAAAGAGATCAATTGTGCCTCTTTGATTCAAAACTTAATAAATGCAAAATAGATTACTTCCTTATCAATTTTGATAAAATTTCTAATATTTATAATCAACATTGATAACTAAGTAATTATGGTAGTATATAAAACAGTAAATAAAATAAATGGTAAGGCTTATATAGGTAAAGATGTTCGAAATAACCCCAAATATTTAGGAAGTGGGTTAGATTTACAAAAAGCTATAAAAAAATATGGTAAAAATAATTTTAAAAAAGTTATTTTAGAAGAATGTTTTAATAAAGAAGAATTATGGAAGAGGGAAGAATATTGGTTAAGTAAATTTGATGTTAAAAATAACCCTAATTTTTATAATAGAACTAATAAAGCATTTGGGGCTTGGGAAGGAAGAAAATTTCTCCCCCCCTCTAAAGAAACTAAATTAAAAATGTCTATGGCACATAAAGATATCCCTTTAAGCGAAGAACATAAACAATCTATTAGTGAAGCTATGAAAGGACATTCAAAAACAAAAGAATGGAAATCCAATTTAAGCAAATCAGCTACAAAATCTTTTGGTAAACCTGTTTTACAGTTGGATTTAAATATGGAATTAATTAAGGAATGGAAAACCGGAAAAGCCGCAGCTGAAGAATTAAATTTAAGCTATACAGCTATTAATAATTGTTGTAGAAGTAATAAATCATTAACAAGACAAAGAGATAAAAATAAACTAGGAAAATATACTTCATTTTCGTATATTTGGCAATATAAATAAATAAATTAAATAACATGCAACAACCAGAGGCTCAAATGCCACCAATCGATTTAAAAAACACCACTGAAGTAAAAAACGCTAATGGTGGAAGTGTATTTCAACAAGGAGTAATTTTACGTAAAGTATCAAAATTTGTAACAGGTACAGATGAAGATGCTATATTACCTATTCCAGTATTTTTTGATCCAATTACCTTTAAAATCTTAAAAGATTCAATTCCAAGAGATTTAAGAGAGGAACTTAAAGATGAAACTTGCTAAATGAAAAATATCTTTGATTGGATAAAAGCAATTAACACAACCAAATCCCCAGTTGAATCTTTTACAGATAAAGACTGGGATGTTTGGAATAGTTATATGATTCATAAATTTATATCAATGAATCCAGACTATTTAGAAATTGTAAATTATGTTCAAGATTTTCCTCCACAGGAAAAGAAAATGATTTATTCTATATATTGTGAATTTATTCCTAAAAATAATAAATGGAGCAAATACATTAAATCTAAAGTAAAAGAACCTAATACAGATTTAGTAAACCATATTAAAGATAACTTTCAATGTTCAAGTAAAGAAGCAAAAGAATATATAACTCTATTGGATACCACACAAATTAGTCGTATATTATCGAATAGAGGAATAGAAACAAAAGAACTAAAACAATTATTAAAATGAGTAAACTATTAATACAGATGTTGCGTACCTCTGCAGAAGCAGATAGAGCAAAAGCACTATTATCACTAGAGTTATTAGGTAATAAAGCAGTTGGTATTGGAGACCATTCGACAGGTGACTTTTATAAGAATGCTGAGGAAGCACTTATTATGTTAGTTGACGCTGATGATAGATTATCAGCATTAGATAAGTATTTTGACACTAAAGGACAACTTAATGGGTAGTTCAGTAAGTAAATGGTCAGAAACTAATAATACAACAATTTCAATTCCAAAAAATACAAAAATGAGCGATAGAGAAATTATGAATGCAAAACAAGATGTTTCATCCCAATTAAGCATACAGGTATTTGAAAAGGAATACCCAGAATTATCAAAAGAATTTAAAAACATTCAAAAAGAACAATACGAGTTATTTGCTAAAAAGATGCTCGATTACGGTTTAAATAATATTACATTAGGCGGGGATATCGTTAATAACAGCGATGACAAGAAGTTCTCGTTAACTGGGTTAACCATTAGATTAACTGATAAAATCAACCGTTTAAGAAATCTAGTGGTAAGTGGAAAAAATTACGTTAAAGACGAAGGAATGGAAGACACATTTATTGATATTGCCAATTATGGTATTATAGGGATGTTAGTTGGAAGAAATCGTTGGAAAAGGTAATCAAAGTAAAGGAAATAGACTAGATGCCTAAAAAACCCCCTAAAATAGTAAAAGAAATAAGGAATAATCCTCCTAGTGAGGTAAATTATGCTTATCAAAAGAATATCTCCCATTCACAGATGTCCATCTATAGGGGATGTCAATATCGTTGGAAACTTCAATATAAAGATAAGATAAGAAGGTTTACCTCTTCAATTCATACTGTTTTTGGTACCGCTATACATGAAGTAATACAACATTATTTAGATGTAGCTTACGAAAAATCATTTGCCTTTGCCGATAGAGATATAGACATGGAAGACCTCTTTCAAGAGAAATTTATAGGTGAATATCAAAAACAATACAAATCTAATAAAAACGAACACTTCTCCTCAGCTACTGAAATGAGAGAATTTTTTGAAGATGGTATTGGTATTTTAAATTGGTTTAAGAAAAAACGCAGTGCATATTTTAATAAAAAGGGTACATATTTAGTTGGTTGTGAAATACCAATTATAATATCACCAAATAAAATGTATAATAACGTATTGTATATGGGGTATCTAGATGTTGTCACATACCATGAAGAAACCAATACCTTCAAAATAATCGACATTAAAACCAGCACTAGAGGTTGGAGGGACCAAGATAAAAAGAATGAAGATAAACAATTTCAATTACTTTTATACAAACAATTCTTCTCAGAACAATACCATATTCCTCTTGAAAATATTAATATTGAATTTTTTATTGTTAAAAGGAAAGTATTAGATTGGGATGATGAAAAATTAATGTCACCACACCAAGCTTATAGGGTACAAACATTTACACCTCCTAGTGGAAAAATTAAATTAAATAGGGCAAAAGAAGCTGTAAACAATTTTATTGTTGAATGTTTTAACACTAACAATGAAATAAAAGATAAACCATACGATAAATCACCCTCAAAGTGGAATTGTAATTTTTGTCCCTATGGAAAAGATAAAGAATTATGTGGAGCTGGGCTACATTTTATGTAGATTTGGGCATATGTATATATAATAAAATAATGTTTTAATAAATAAAGACTATGAGTAATAATAATGACATGACTTTAACTAGTGTAAAAGTTAAAAGTGATTTATTCGAGAATTTTAAAATTGAGTGTGTTAAACGTAAATTTTCTTTTCAAAAACTTGCAGATAGAGCTATCTATTTGTATCTTACAGATGAAGACTTTCGTAAGAAAATAACCAATCAAAATAACCTCGAATTATAATCACAAATTAAATGAATAAAAGTTTTAAACATCTTCCTAAAGACCAAAGGAAGAAAATCTTATTAATATGTGATGATATTAGGGTACATTCTGGTGTTGCTACAGTAGCAAGAGAAATTGTAAACCACACATCACATTATTATAATTGGGTTCAAATGGCAGGAGCCATAAACCACCCTGAAAAAGGTAAAATTTTAGACTTATCTCAAAGTGTTTCAAAAATAGCAAATATAGAAGATGCTTCAGTGTTACTTTACCCTAATGATGGTTATGGTACTCCAGAAACTCTAAGGAATGTAATTGAAAGAGAAAATCCTGATGCTATAATGTTAGTTACAGATCCAAGATACTTTACTTGGGTTTTTAATATGGAACAGGAACTACGTCGTAAAATTCCAATTACATATTTAAACATTTGGGATGATTACCCAGCACCTATGTACAATAGTGCTTATTACGAATCATGTGATTTATTAATGGGTATTTCTAAACAAACTGTTAACATTAACAAAATTGTATTAGGAGATAAGGGTAAAAATAAAATCTTTAAGTACATACCTCATGGTTTAGATGATAATCTTTATAAACCTATTTCAAAGGATTTACCTGAATTTGTTAAATTTAAAAAAGAATTATTTAAGGGTGTAGATCCAAATTTTGTATTATTCTTTAATTCAAGAAATATCAGAAGGAAACAAATCCCAGATACTATGTTAGCTTTTAAAACCTTTTTAGATGGTTTATCTAAAGAAGAAGCTGATAAGTGTCGAATGATATTACACACCGAATTAGTAACAGACCATGGTACAGATTTAGAAGCAGTGTATGAATACTTTTTTGGTGAAAAATATGCTAATAACATCATATTTTCTACCTCTAAATTACCTCAACAACATTTAAATTATCTTTACAATTTAGCTGATGTCCAAATCTTACTTACATCTAATGAAGGTTGGGGTTTAACACTTACTGAAGCAATGTTATCAGGTACACCTATTATAGCTAATGTAACAGGTGGAATGCAGGATCAAATGAGGTTTGTTGATGAAAATGGAAAATGGTTTACACCATCCCCAGAAATACCATCAAATAACACAGGTAGATATAAAGAACATGGAGAATGGGCATTCCCCGTTTATCCAACTTCAAGATCAATTCAAGGATCCCCTCAAACACCTTATATTTTTGATGATAGATGTACATGGGAAGATGCTGCTGAACAGATTAAGGCTGTTTATGATTTAGGTGATGAAGAACGTAAACGTAGAGGTGAAGAAGGCAGGAAATGGGCTACTAGTGAAGAAGCAGGATTTACTTCTAAACATCAAGCTAATAAAGTGATGGAAGCTTTTGATGAATTATTTGAAACTTGGAAACCAAGAGAAAAATATGAAATAATAAATGCTAATGAATATAATGGAAAATTCCTAAAACATAATTTAAATTACTAATGAGCAAACCAGTATTCGTAATATCTTGCCCATTTGACACTTATAGTGGATATGGAGCAAGATCCAGAGATATAATTAAAGCTATTATAGAAACCAATAAATATGAGGTTAAATTATTAGCTCAAAGATGGGGTTCAACTTCATGGGGTTTTTGTAAAGATCATAAAGAATGGGAACATTTACTTTCTCATAAAATTGAAGGAAATAAACTCCCATCCCAACCAGAAATTTGGATGCAGATAACAATTCCAAATGAATTTACACCTGTAGGGAAATATAATATAGGTTGTACAGCAGGTATAGAAGCTACAACTTGTAAACCTGAATGGATAGAAGGAATGAATAGAATGGACATGAATTGGGTATCATCAGAATTTTCTAAAAAAGTATTTATTGATATAGCTTATTCTAAACAAGACCCAAAAACTAAACAAATTGTGGGTCAAGTTAAATTAGAAAAACCAATAGAAGTTGTATTTGAAGGAGCAAATTTAGATATTTATAAAGCTTTAAAACCTTCTGAGATAACTAATATTAATTTAGATTCTATTAAAGAAAACTTTTGTTATTTATTTGTTGGTCATTGGATGGAAGGGGAATTTGGTCACGATCGAAAAAATGTTTCTTTATTAGTAAAAGCATTCTATGAGGTATTCAAAAATAAGAAAAACCAACCAGCATTGATTTTAAAAACATCTATAGGAGTTGCCTCTTATATGGGTAGAGATGAAATATTAAAACGTATTCAAAAAATTAAAAAATCGGTTAATTCCAATAGTTTACCAAATATTTATGTTTTAAATAGCGAGTTTAATGATTCTGATATGAATGAATTATATAACCACCCTAAAGTAAAATCCATGGTTAGCTTTACCAAAGGTGAAGGGTTTGGTCGTCCTCTATTAGAGTTTGGGTTATCAAACAAACCAATTATAGCATCTGCTTTTTCAGGACATTTAGATTTTTTACATCCTGAATATAATTATTTAGTACCAGGGGTTTTAGAAAATGTACATCCTAGTGCTGCTAATAATTGGTTAATTAAAGAGGCTCAATGGTTTAAACCTGACGAAGGACATATAGGTAACTCTTTAAAAGATGTTTTTGAAAAATACAAAGAATATTCTATTAAAGGTAAACGTCAAGGTCACCATGCTAGAACCAATTTTAGTTATGAAAAAATGGCTGAATTGGTAGAAGAAATATTAGATAATAATGTACCTGAATTCCCTAAACAAATAGAACTAAAACTTCCAAAATTACAATTACCAAAACTACAAAAAATAGAATAATATGAACTTTGATGAATTAAAAGAATGTTCAAGATGCTCCTCAGATGCATGTTATGCTCAAGAAGTAACTAAAGATATCACTTTAGAAATGTGTTATGGGTGTGGGTTTATTTCAAATTCACTAATGAAACAGGGTAATGATTTCTTTAAAGAACAAATGGAGATTTTACCTGAACTTTATAAAGCGCTACTTGATGAAGAAGAAACAACAGGTAAAATTTGGATGCCTTCAACGGTTAATGTAGAAGATAAAGGTATGGTTTTTGCTGATGGTACCGGAAGAGATAATTGGAGATGGGGTGCTGTAAAAGCAATTCCAATTACAAACGGAATTGCAGATGAAAAATATAAAGGCAAAAAGTATAGACCTGATATGTCTACAATAAAACATTTTGAAGAGCGTGATTTCATAGAAGCTCTTTCGTATATTGGTGTAATACCAGAATAAAATAATATGAAAATTTCATATGCTATTACAGTATGTAATGAGTTTCTTGAAATACAGAAACTTGTTCCATTTCTGTTAGAAAATAAAAGAGTACAAGATGAAATTGTAATTTTATTTGACCAAAAAAATGGTGATCCTGAAGTATTAAGTTACTTATTAGAATTTAATAAACTACCCAATGTACAAACTTGGAGAGGATTTGAATTTGATGGACACTTTGCTAATTGGAAAAATCTACTTACAACTTATTGTGCCGGAGATTATATATTTCAGATAGATGCAGACGAAATGCCAAATGAAACTTTATTAGAAAATTTACCACTCATATTAGAACAAAACCCAGATAATGAGGTTTACTTAGTACCTAGGGTAAATACAGTAGAGGGTTTAACAGAAGAACATATCAAGAAATGGAGATGGAATGTAAATGATAAAGGATGGGTTAACTGGCCTGATTATCAATGGCGAATTTGGAAGAAAAAACCCGAAATAAAATGGAAAAATAAAGTACATGAAGTACTAGAAGGATACAAAACTTATGCCCCTTTACATGATACTGAATTGTTAGCTTTATATCACCCAAAAACAATAAAAAGACAAGAAAAACAAAATGAATATTATAATACACTATGATATTAAAAGAAATTATAAATAAATCTTACTACGGTACTTGCAATTATATTAGTAATTTTAATGATCTTAAAAGATTAGAACAACTTATTAAATATAATTTTAATGTATTAAAAGAATATAAAAATGTTATAGTAGCTACTAACTATAAAGATTTAAATTTAGCCAATTATAACTCAGAAATATGGTTAAAATATTTCCCGGATTGTCATATAATTGATTTAAATGAAAATAGAGGAT